TTAAATTTTTTTATAGTATGCAATTATAGTAATTATAATCAAAACAAAGCAAACCAAATTAAATATGTATGCTATTGGATATTTCTTAAAACATTGTATTACACGTAATCCATACCACCCTTTACAATTATCACACAAATATTTTTTGCATTCTGAACTTATTTCTTTTTTTGTTAATTTGGATATAGAATGCAAAAGCATAAATATTATGTTAAACGTAACAAATCCAACTATTAATATCACAAAAGTTAAACGATATTTACTTACCAAGTGCATATTATTTAATGCACTGCCTAAAATATTTATACCTCCAAAAAAAGCTATTATTACTGCTGAAAATATACCTAAAATAGATATTATATCTCCATATATCATTTTAAGTTTTTCCTCTTGTTCATTAAATAAAGTTTGTAGTTCCTTTTTAGATTCATCTGTATAGTTTTTAACTATTTTTAATTGTTCTTCATTGTGTTTCTTCCTTATAGTTTCTAAAACTACATGATCGTACATCTTATCAACTTTTTCTGCATATTCATTCATATTATTTTTTTTTAAATAATCTACAAGTAATAATAAATTACCAATTAAATATTCTGTATCCTGATCATCTAATTTATACAAAACATAAGAGGATATTCCTGAATAATGGTGTCTTTTATTTTTATCATAAAAATCAACAATATTAGCAGCAATTTCTTCTTTACGTTTATCATTATCTTTTTCTATATCAAAATCAGAAATTTCTTCTAGTAAATTATGTATTTTATCCCTCATTACTATCCCCCATATATTCTATTTTTATTTTTTTCAAAATAATCCTTTATACTATCAATTGAAATTATTTCATTTCTTTCACTATATTTTTCCCAAGGGTCCTCCATATGCGTTCTTTTTACTAATTCCCACGCATCAATTCCCAAATACCCATCTATCACTTTATCAATTAACCTTTTGTCTTCATTCAAAATTTTATTTTGTTCAAATTCTTCAAATTTTGTAATAAACTTTAAGTTCTCTTTGTCTAAAAGAAGTTTATAATAACCCTTTTGAATATCCGAAATTTCATTATTTGCGTAATCTTTATATTCATCATAAACTTCCTTCACGACAGGCCCATGTCTCCAATTTAAAATTTCCTCTTTAAAACAAGGAATCCCTTTTTCAACTAAAAATGCAGCTTGAATATAATACAATATTTTTTGTAATTTTAAGTTACTTACTGGATTCCCTTTTTCAATAGCATAATTAATTACATATTGAGCTATATCTAAAGCGTTATATTTTCCCTCCTTGTTCATAATAAAATCCCCCTTATCTTTTATTTCTTCATCTGTAATATATTTCTTGCCATTGTCAGAATTAATGAACAATTTCATCAAATTAAATAATACTTTTTTTAACATATATTATATACCTCCATTGCTGTTAATACAATACATTTAATGTTAATATTTTCAAATACATATTTACTAATATTTATTTTGATTCTTCCACATTTAGAATTAAAATATAACTCAAAAAATAAAAAATCCTGACACTATCTTTCGACAGTACCAGGATAAAATTAAAAAAAGAAAAAGCCCCAGCCTATTTGCTGGGGTTCTTCGCAACTGATTGTCCGAAATATACACCTACAACCATCATATATGCAGCCATGAACTGTTCTGATGTGATTTTGCCTATCAATGCTAAATAGCAAAATACAAGTGTCATAAAAATTGATATAAGCCACTTCGCACTTAAGAATTTATTCCAATTCATACTATCCCTCCTATTCAAATAAAGATTTTCTTGTAGCAGGTCCTACATATCCATCTACAACAAGGCCCTTCTTTTTCTGAAAATCTCTCACAGCTCTATCAGTAGCAGGGCCAAAACTACCATCTACTGCAAGATTATATCCAAATTCATTCAGTTTCTCTTGTAGTTTTTTAACATATTCTCCCTTATGGCCCATCTTCATAATAGGCCAGTCTGGGATTTTTCTTTCTTTCAATTGTTCCTTGAACAATTGCCATTTTGACCAATTATTCGCTGACATTGAAGCAGGACAAAGTTTCCTTGATGTGTCATAATGTCGCACAACTCGGTCAAGTGGAATGTTGTACTTCTTCATCAAATACTTTGTTAGTTCAATAGTGTTTGCAACTGCTTTGTTGTAGTCTCCGTCTGCATTTACACAAATTTCAATCCCTATGCTGTTTTTATTAGTTATGCCGAACTTGCCTTTCCCATCCCCACAATGCCAGCTTGCGTTGGCTTCATCAACTATTTGTAATATTTTTTTATCGTCTACAAAGTAGTGTGCACTTGCGTTTCTGTTGCCACCATTGAAATAATTGTAGTGTGCGTCTGCGTTTGCACCTTTGTTTTTGTTGCCTGTATCGTGAATGACAATATATTTTATTGTTTGTCCATTTCTTGAGCTGTAGTTATATTTTATCAGCTTTTTTTCGATGTTCATACTTTCACCTTCCTAATACATTTGATACTAAAAAAGCAACAGCTCCCGAAATGAGAGCTGTTATAACCTTATCCCAGTTATTTGCTGGTCTTTTTTCTATGTCGTCTATTTTATCCGCTATCTTACCTACTGCTTTTCTTATATCGTTTATTGCTTCAAATATCCTGTCAAACTTTTCTTCAAACTTTGCATTTGTTTGCTTCATATCAATTATGTCGGCTCTGATGTTGTCTACATCTTTTTCAAGCTCAGACACTCTTTTTGCAAGAGTGTCTACATAGATACAGTCTTTGCAGTCATTCATGTTGCACCTCCGATTATTTTGTAATTAAATTAAAGTCCACTATGTCACCCCCCTCTCTTTAAATAGAAAGAGGGGGAATAAAACTATTCACCCTCTTGTTGTGTTTCTTTATTTGCTTGTTGTTGTTGCTTTTGATTATTAATGTTTAAAATTGTTATTTGTTGTAAAATGTTTTCAAGGACTAGTTCTACCACTTCGGCAGGTAAACCACTATCATTAATCACTTTCACAATGTCATTTCTAAAATTTTTAAGTTGCATATTTCTACCCCCTTTATTAAATATATTCTGTTATTAAATATCTTCTGCGTTTACAAACGTTTTATCATATAACTCATTATTTTTAACAAATTCATATGCTTGTCTTAATGGGTTGTTATTTAATTCATTTAACAAGTCAGTATTAAAGAATTTATCAAATTCTTTTGGATTACAATTAAAAGTTTTAATATCAAGTGGGGTTGAGTTATTATCTCTTGCTTCCTTGTTTAAATACCCCGCTATACGTATTTTTGCTATTTTATATTGATAATTAACTCCTAACTCAATAATTCTCCAATATGAAGCATTTACTCCATATAAAGTTGGCAATTCTTTTTGTAACGCCATTAAACCACCTCCTATATAATATAACCCACAAGGAAAGGGGTTTGTGAATTATTCCCCTAACCTTGTGTTTAATTCCTGAATTTTTATTGTTAATTCTTCAACTTTATTTTGAAGTTCTTTAACGACTGCCCCTATAAAAGCGGAGAATTCATAAATGCCTAAACTCTTTGTAAATTCTCCTGTAGACGCTTCATAATCTTGAACGTAATATGGAAGGTCTTGCACCATAGCGCCCAAATGATAATCCCATTCGCCTTCTTTGCTGTTTAATTTATATGTGTAGAAGTTTATACTTTTAAACGTTTCGTAAAGGTCTTGTGTATCGGCAGGTAATATATCAGCCTTTTCTTCAATGTTTGACGATGTTGCGACACCACCGTAAGAATATATTTTAAACATTCTTCTATTTGGAGTCCCTACATAACCAAATGCGTCTGCGTGGGGAATTAAAGTAGGTTCTCCATAACCATTACTACTTGTTCCATCATCATTCATAATAAATTTTCTATTGTTATCACCATAGGTATACATATTAAAATGTATTTCTGATGAAGTACCTGTTGCCGCATTGAAATAAAGCCCAGCATCTGCTTCTTGTGATATTGACATATTCAAATTGCCCGGGACACCAAAACCTATCCAACCATATCTTGTGGACTGTGCATCACTATCTGGATAAAATGCCATATATATGTGGTCAGTTGAACTACCTGCTTTTAAATTTAATACCTTTCCGCTACCTGCTTGTAGGGTTAATTCCCCAACAACGTGTAGTTTTGTATCAGGGGACATTGTTCCAAGTCCCATTTTACCGTCTGTGGTAATTGTTGCTATTGGCTCTGCTACCAATGTTCCACTACCGTTACGACGCACTGGTGCTGTTGATATATGCAGGTTAGGGGTAACACTACCATAATCATACAGATGCCCTATAAAGAAATTTCCTGTTTCACTTGCTTGTGCTGTATTACCAAACAGTATTCCTGCAACATCTTTCTCATCAGAACCACGTTTAACTTCTATGAGAGTGTTACCTCTTGTTACATTAAACCCCGCCTTCATTGAAAGAGTGCTACCATTTACTGTAAAGTTGCTGTACCCAGAAATTTCAAAGGTATTTGTTGCCCTATATGTTGCGAAACTCACATCACCTTCGGTTGAAATGTTAACCAACCCAGACGCCCACGAGTCATTTGATACTAATGTTATATCATATATTGCAGGACACCTTTCCGCATATTGCCCTCTACCTGTTTCATTCAAGAAGTATATAGCGTGTTGATTAACATCTTCTTCAACCCAATAATTCCCAGAGAATATATTAAGATTAGAGTTAGATACTTTGATAGCTGTTCCAAGTTCATTTACAACAATGGGGTTATTGTTTGGGTCAGTTCCTACTGTAAACGCTATGTTTCCAAAAGCGTCTTTCACTGTAATTGCACCATTATTAACAGTTATACCATTTGTATCCAACACTACCACATCTTTATTACTTGCGTCTTTAACAAAGATTTTTGCACCATTTACACCATCTTTTACTGTCAATGCCCCTGTTGTTATTTTTGTTGCGTCTAAATCTGCTATTTTCGCATTTGTGATTGAGCCATCAGCAATTTTCACAGTAGTTATTGCACCGTCTGCTATAATCGCACTACCTGCTGTTATTGTATTTGCTGCTATCTCATTAGCTGTTATAGTCCTTGAAGCTATTTTGTCTGCCGTTATAGCACCTGCTACAATCTTGTCCCCTGTTATTGAATTTGCTGATATATGATTGTTTTGAATAGCGTTATTTGCAATTTTATTTGCATCTACTGCACTATTTGCTATCTTATCACTTGTTATAGCACCAGTTGATATTTGTTCATCAGTGTGTGGTTTCCATTCACTCGCCACACTACCTCTTTGTAGCATAGGTCTTGCAACCCATATTCTACCATTACGAGTAGGATTGCACCTTATTCTAACTCTTGTCGTTCCTGTGGGGGCTGTTCCACTTACTATAAATCTTTGCCACGTATTGTTGTTTGTAGGTAATATAGAAGTGGATGTTGTTGATATTCTTGATGTATCGTTATACCACTCAAATGCTAAATCTACACCTCTATCAAGTGTTGTTTTATCATCTGTATAACTATAAACACTTGCTACAAATTTTTGCCCTGCGGTTGCGGGTATAAACTCGCTATATATTGCATACCACTTATCGGCTGTTTCACCTGTTATATCTGCTTTCATTGTATTAGAGGTATCATATTTTACACTTGTATCTCTTGTCCATTTACCAGTCGTTACAGTCCAATACGATGCATCATTTAACCATGCGGTATTATGAATTAAATTGTCGCCATCAATGGTTAAAGCACCTGCTACTATATTATCAGCCTTTAAATTTACTATATTTACCTTATTAGCATCAATAGTTCCTGCTGTTATTTTATTCGCTGTTAGACTTACTATTTTAGCATCTGTTATGCTACCGTCTGCAATTTGTGCTGTTCCAACTGCACCCGTTCCTATTAGGGCTGTTGTTATAGCACCATTTTGAATTTTTGCTGTACTTATTGAAGCATCAGCAATCTTTGCATTTGTGATTTGTCCATCTCCAATCTTAGCACTCGTTACTGCTAAGTCATTTATCATTGCAGTATCTACTTTTAAGTTATCTATTCTAGCATTTACAGACTGTAAATCTGTAATATTTGCTTTTTCAATTAAAGCCTCTTTTATAGCTACTTGTTCACTTGCAATTCTTTCAACTTTTGTTATTACCGTTCCTTTAAAGGTGTATTCTGATTGTCCTTGTGTTTGAGATAAGGCAAATATTTCAGTTTTAAAAGGTGTATGTGTAATCTGCATAATAGGGATAACTATATTTGTATCGTTTATATTTACAGTTATTTTATCCCCTACATCTAAATAAGGAATAGATTGTAATACTATTTTATAAGGTGTATAAGTAAATCCATTTAGTGTAGAATGAATAGAATTTAATATTGTTTGTGTTATGAATGGATTAGATATAACTAATTCTTTTCCATCTGCTGATAATGTTCCTGCTGTTATAGTATTGCCTGCATCGTCTAAAACTACTGTTATTTTGTCTAATCTATAGTCTGTATCACTTATTTTTTGGACTTCTATATAATTATCATTTGTAAATGTTTCTGTTGTATTTGTATAAGTATAAAATTCTATTTTATTTTCTCTTGTAAACCTTACATTCTTTCCTAACATACCAGCAATAAGACTTAAAACTTCTCTATAAGTATATCCACTTAAACTGTTTTGTATTGTGTATGCTGGTAGTGTTCCTAATAAAGTAGTGTTTAGTTTTCCTGCTATTTCATTAACTATTTGTGTTATAGTTGCAGGATAAGTTAAGGCACTATAATATATAGACTCTGCTTTTATCATTGTATCATAACAAATAATCTCATATACATTATTTTTGTTGCTTATTGAGTCTACCCAAAACACTCCCATAGGTAGATATTCTATATCCCCGTTTATATCTAACCCAATAAAAAATTCTATTTTTTTAGGACTAACTAATGTTACATCAATTAATTTTATATTTAGTTGTTTTGATATAGCATTTCCTATTTCAAATCCTTCAATTCCTGCCATATCATTTATAGTAAAATCAACTAACTTATCTTCATATATAACTGTGTTTGTGTCTATTACTATTTTATATTTAAACTCTCTTGAGGGCTGTTTAACAAGAGTTTTATAATTGCTACTTACATTATACATTCATCTTTACCCCCTTTTATTTTTCTATCAAAGATAACTTCAAACCTTCCCAAACATAATTATTACCATCGACTTTAAATAGTGGTGCTGTTCTATCACCTACGTAAAATGTTTTTGTAACAACTTGTCCTGCTTTTGCGTCGGGATATTCTACAGTAAAAAATACGTTTGATGTTGCGTTTAAAATAGTTGAAATTTCAGACATTGTTAATACAGACCATTCTAAGTCTAATTTAACCTTCGTTGCTATTCTATCTCTTATTAATTCTCCTTTTAGGTTTCTATTACTTTCCCCGTCAATATCATATAAGCTATATCTAAAAATTGACGGGGACTTTACTGTCTGCCCATTGATTTTAAGCATTTAAAGTCCCCTCCTTTGTTATCTTATTAATGTTTTACCTGCTTGTTTCTGATAATCATTAATTCCATTGATTATTTCTTTATATATTGTTCTATCTCCAAGTTGAATATTTATTTGTATAGGTTTATTATTTGTATTATGTTGTTGTGGATTTACCACCCCATTTATTGAGCCTATACCAGCAATAACAGGCTGTATTTGTGGACTTATTTTATATGAGCCGTTTAAACCTGCAATTAAATTACTTGTTTCTCCTATTACGGACTTTAACCTTCCTTGTCCGTGCTTTAACCCGCCAACTAACATATTTGTTAAGTTCGGCATCCATTTGTCTGCATCACTGTTAGGTCCTTCTTTAGTAGGAGAGTGGAAACCTAAAAAGTCTGCAATTACTCCTGCTACATTCTTCATTGTTCTTTTTAGTTCATTATATTTTGCTTTCATTCCTTCGACGATTGTGTTAATTAGGTTTTTACCCCAATCTTTTATTTTAGAAGGGACTGTTGTAAATTTTCCTGTTATAGTGTTCCTTAAGGAGTTCCATTTTGAATTTACTTCATTGTTCTTTAAATTATCCCAAGCCTTAACTAAATCATTTTTTATTGTTGTCCACTTTGTAGATAAACCTGTTTTTACCTCTCCATATTTATCAACTATTTTATTTTTTATTTCATTCCACTTGTTAACAACATCACTGTTTTTAAAGTTATTCCAATTAGTAATTATATTGTTTTTGATTTCAGTCCATTTTGAAGGCAAGCTTGATTTTAATTCACCGTATTTATCTGCTATTTTATTTTTTATTTCATTCCACTTGTTAACAACATCACTGTTTTTAAAGTTTTCCCAAGTATTAACTACAGTTGTTTTTATACTTGACCAACTATTGCTTAAACCTTCTTTTAAACCATTCCAAGTATTAACTACACTATTTTTTATTTTTTTCCATAATGAAGGTGTATCTTTTTTCTCAAAGTCTTCCCATTTTGAAGTTAAGCCGCTTTTTATATCTTCCCAACTACTAAATAAGTTTGAGCCGTCTAATTTAGGTAATTGTATACCATTTATATTATCTAATTTAGGTGTTTCTACTCCCCCACCACTTGAATTTTGTTGTATTTTATGGAGTTCATCAAAGGACTGTAAATTTTCTTGTATAGCCTTCTTTCTGTCTTTTAAGGCTTTTGTATTCTTCTGTATTTTATTTGTATTATCTTGTGTTGCTTTTGAAGTTTTATTGATTAGGTCTTTTGCTGTTTTTTCTAAACTGTTTGCGTCTTTTGTTGCATTTTTACTTTGAGTATATACATTTTTACGGCCTGCAAGAATTTGCTTTTCCTTTTGGATAGCCCCTTGTATAACTCCTAAAGCTTTGTTGAATGTGCCTTTTAAGAATGGGAATATAACCCCTAAACCTTTCATACCATTGATAATACCATATATAGCATATAGTATACCTACCTTCATATATCCCCAAGCTTGAAGGGTGTAATACTTCACTGCGTCCCAATGTTTCACTAAAAACATACCAGCTGTAATTAGTAAGGAAATTCCTAATACTATCCAACCAATAGGGCCTAATGCTGTCCATAGGCTGTATAATGCTACTTTTACCTTCCCTAAAACTCCTGTGAATACAATCCCTTGCATTGACGCCAACGCCATTTGAACTTTATATATTCCTATTGCCCTACTTACTAATCCTAATAACCCGCCTGTCGCTGTCAATTGCCCATTTATCACGGCTTGAACTACTCCCCAAGCCTTTGTCGCAATTGTTGCAAGAGTTGTTAAGACTGTAGTTATTTTTAAGGCAACTGCATAGATTAAAGCCCCCGTCACTATAGGACTAAATATATTCCAATGTTGCATAATAAAGCTAAACATTGAGGACAAAGTATTTATAACTGATGATATTGATAATCTTAAAACCTCAAATAATGCAAATGCATTACTTCCAAACGTTTGAAGTATAGCAAAGCCTAACCCGCCTTCTCTAAAAGCTTGCACAAATCTACTTGAAAAATCCTTTACTTTAACTAACCAACCGTTTATATTTGTGAATAGTTTTGAGGACAACTCACTTATAAACTGTGTCCAAATATCTTTAATAGTTGATACTGTTCCTGTCCAAGTGTTTTCCATTTTAGACATCATATTAGGAAACCTTTGTTCCAGACCATTTATTAAAGCTTTTACGGCAAATTCTGCGGGGATTAAACCTTCTTCGGACATTTTTCTAACTTCTGCTGTAGATTTACCCATTGCGTCGGCTAATATTTGCCACGCTGGCACTCCTCGGTTTACAAGTTGTAGCATATCTTGAGCATTAACACGACCTGCCATTCTCATTTGACCTAAGGCAATTATAACCCCTTGCACCGACTCTGTTCCTTGCCCCATTCCTGCCATTGCATCGCCTATTGCTTTTAGTGAGGGTAATACTTCATCGGCACTAAAACCCATTGCTAACATTTGCTTACTGCTTTCTAATAGTTTGTCGGCTGTAAAAGGTGTTTTTGTTGCAAACTCTATTAAACTATTTATAAACTCATTAGCACTATCTGCACTTCCTAATAAACTTTCAAATGCTATTTTATTATTTTGTAATTGTGAATTAAATCCTATCGATGTATCCCAAGCGTTCTTTATCCCTTGTCTAATTAGTTCAAACATTCCTTGTCCTATTGTAAAAGATACTGCATTTCTGAATATATTGCTGATACTATTTCCTGTTTCTTTTGCTTTTTTTTGGGCAGTCTCTAAATCTTTTTCATACCTTGTTAAATTAGCACTTAGCTTAACAAACAATTCTCCTACATTCATCTTTTCACCTCCTCATTTGAAGTGTATTTTAAGCCTCTCTGTTGTGCTATATTTCTCCACTCTTCTATTACAGTATTTTGTGTGCTCTCTGTTTCAATAAAAGAGGTAACTAATTTATCATAAGCCTTAGTTACCTCTTTATAAAGGTCGTTCTTTCCTCCAAACATAGCATTTATAACTTGCCCTAACCATGCAAACTTAGTTAGGTCTTTCATATAGTCAATCTGCTCTTGCTTTTGTATCATCTCTAACAACTCATAACATTCTTTACAAGTTAATTCTTCTATGTCTGATTTTTTATAGCCTATCCTACTAAATATAAATATTATCTCGCTTGTAATTGAGCCATAGAAGTAAGTACCTTCTTTACTCCGAAAAAATTTACATCTATAAATGCCCTAATCAGTTCCTCAATTTCAGAAGGGTAAGCCTCGTCAATGTCGCCCTCTGCCACATCATTAAATATTTTTGGTATATTATCCTTTAGGGCTGTGATTAAAGCTGTTTTTACATCGTCTGTATTTTCAGCCTTAAATACCTTATCAAATTCAACTCCTAATTTATCAGCTAATGCGTTAAGCTCCTTTATTTTCATCTCTCTTACTGTGATTTTCTTTCCTGCAAATTCAACTGTTTTTACTCTCATATATTAAACCTCCCTTTTCTTATCCGTGATATACTAATATTCCTGTACCTTCAAAGTCTATACTTTCCTTCACTACATCATCGCATGGTGTATCGACACTGCACTTTTTAATAACTGTGTAGCCTTCATACACTTTATTGGTTGTGCTGTCAACATATAAAGATACAATAAACCTACTACCTAATCTACTAAAGAATGTACCGTCTGCCCAATAGCCTTCTGCACTTGCACTCCAACCATTAGTCGCAACAATTTGCTCCTTCCATCCGTTAGATGTAAATGTAGTAACTTCTTTTAAATCTTGTTCAATATCAACCTTCCAATTAAAGAATGTCGCACATTGTGTCGGTGTGTAGTATTTACCACTAACAGTTATTACATCACTTCCACTATTAGCGGTGTCAAATATTATATAACCACCTGCGTGATGTATAGTAAACCCTGTTGTAATAGTTGTCCCATTTTTCTTAACTGTGATAGGGTAGCTATCGTCCCAATATCTTTTAGCTCTATTTGTTATATAATAAATTTTATAAGTTGCATCATTAGATGTTGTCGCCTCATCTGTAAAAGTTGTACTTGTTCCGTCTGCTATATATATAGCTCCTACTTTACCTATTAGAGCCATTTTTATGCCCTCCTTTCTTTCTTGGGCTTATATTCTTCAAATTTACCTGTTTGTATTAATTTTTGTCCTTCTTCATCATTAATGTCTATGATGTCACCTTCTTTTGCTGCAAACCTTAAATTTAAATCTATATATTCATCCTTACCTATATATTTTATTAACAATAATGCCACCTCCATATAAAAATAAAGAGTTAGGGATATAACCCCTAACTCTCAATTATTAAGCATAAGATAATGCTCCAGTTCCTTCTAAATCGACGCTAAACTTTACAGCATCATCTACTTGTTCGTCTATTGATATTTTCTTAATGTATGCTGTACCTGTGTATTTGTTAGTTCCGTTGACATTCAATTCAAGTGATACAGTAGTACCGTTTAATAATGCGTCTTGTAGTGCCTTTTGTCCATTTGTATCTGATGATACATTCCATGTTCCTTCTGCGGATGCACTCCAAGACTTGATACCTGCAATTTGAGTTTTCCATCCGTTTGAACTAAAGTTTGTGGTTTCTTTTAGGTCTGCCTCAAGGTCAAGTTTCCAGTTTTGAATTTCTGTTACTGTGTTAGTTCCTATTTTAACAAGTCCGCTTTTTCCTGTTATCGCCATAATTTATACCTCCTTAAACACCTTAAAATTCACACTAAATTCCCACCTATTATTTTCATCTAATCCTAAACTAACAGGACTTTGCATTGCTTTAATTAGTGGGTATATATCTGTATTGCCATTTAGAAGCTTAAATATTTCTTGTATTCTATTTCTTGTTTCTTCATAACCTAAGCCTCTTACCCATATTTGGAAAGTAGGATATTCAATTGCCTTATCGAATAATAGTTCAGGTTCATAACCTCCTGTTTCAAATATAGCTATTAAATTATCTGGGTTTTCTGGAATTTGAGCAAAAAATACATCTTCTCCAACTACCCCTATTCCTTTTTGTTCAAGGTAACTTCCTATTTCATCTAAAAGCATCTTAATCACCTATTACTTGTTTTATTTTATCAGCAATATACTTTTCATATTTTTTTACATTTTCTTTATATGGGTCTTCCAAATATTTAGCCTTTCCACCCTTAGGATGTTTAAAATGCAATCCCTCATGCTGCCTTCGTGCATAAGGTAAATCATAACCTACCATTACAGTCATTTCTCCATTATTATCTTGAATTGGACTTACACTGCAATTTCTTTTTAAATCTCCCATATCAATAGGAGCTTGTTCTGCTGACTTCCCTTGCAAATCAGCACCACAAGTTAATAAGGCTTTTTTTGCTGCTTTTCTCACTATTTTTTTTGCTAAATTACCTTTCCATTCAAGTTTATAATCGCTCATTATACCCACACCTTCCTAAAAAGAAAAACACCGTCCAAATCAACGGTGTCTAAATAATTCATAACATTATATTGTTTACCTTCATATTCCAGCTTATCATCAAGTCCTACTTTTTCTGACATATAAAATATACCTTGTGATACTGATTCTTTTCCTTGTTTGTCTTTTATAAGCTTCATTCCACCTTGGAACCTGCACATTACTTCAACTGCTGGAGCATATACAGGTTGGCCATAGGCATTATTACCTGTTTTCCTATACCATTTAACCCTTTGATTAAAATAATCCTTCATCTAATCACCACCGCCCCAGCAATATAAGGCTTCAATAGTTCTAATGCTTCTTTACTAAGTAGCTTCCCATACCCTTTATATTCTTCTGATACATCACCAAAAGTCACTCTAACTACATTCTGTTCTTGTGCTTTAGTCCTTGCACTATTCCCATATTTAAGTAATGCTAAAGCTTCTTCGCAAGTTGCGGCTTTAACTTCGTCTGGAATTGTAGGCTGTTCAATTACTCCAAAAAAGCCTATTTTTTGTCCAACACCAACTACTATCCTTGGAAATTGAAGTATCTGCCCTGGTTCAGCTTTTGTCCCTTTAAAACTTAGTCTATTTATTCGTCTTGTTGCTTCTTTGAGAGCCTTTTCTTTTGTTCCTTGGTCTGATCCTGTCCATTCGTCGCAGTAGAGTTTCCCTCTAAAATATTCTTCTGCCCATTCAAGTGTGCAGAAGCTGTCAATTCCTTCTGTGAGTGCCATTGTTCTTCACTCCTTAATCTTCTTACTCTATTGAATGCTGTTACACTCATTATACCACTCCTATTAAAATTTTATAAGGCAGGTTAAACCTGCCTTATTATCATATCTTATGTTTAAATGCTACTATTCTAATGTTCTTGTTCTCATATACTCTGTTCCAATTTGCAGCAGTTGCTAATTCTGCATTTGTTGGAGATGACCCTGCAACATTTGCTGATGTAAATGCTACTCCTCTTGGATGTAATATAAATGTCTTTCTATTGATTAAGTAATCTTCTCCAGCAAGTGAATCTCTATCTGTTTCTGTTGCTACAAATCCTACTGGATTACCACTACCGTATGCAATTGCACCTTCTCCAAAGATGTAAGTTGTAAATATACCTGTTCCACTATCATATGGGCATCCATCATCAACTATTACTCTCTTACCCATGTATGTTTTAATTGATGAAGAACCATCAGAAGGTTGAACAGTTTGAATTAAGTTTTGCTTAGCAAGTGCAGCTTCAACAGCTGAATGCATAATAATAGCAGTTAATTTATCCTTAGCATCACCAAGCTTTTGAACTGCATCTATGAATGTCGTACCTGTGAATTTTGATGCATCTCCTGATTCTCCTGAAACATCGTGTAAATTTCCTACCATTGAATTTGAAGCAAATACACCCCTAAGTAATGATAATAATGCTTTTTGCATTTGTCTTGCCCAATATCCAGCAACTAAATCTGCTATTGCCCTCATTGGGTCATCTCCTGCTAAATTTGCTGCTAAATCATTTACTGCCCAAGCTTTTCCTCTTCTTAATATTACTGCTACATCTTGCCCTGCAGTAATCTTATCTGGTGTTAATGCTGAATTATCACTTAAGACTTCATCGTCACCAGTCAAATCATTCCAAAATGGCATATTTATTGTTTTTGCTCCCGCTGAAGCAAGTCTGTCAAACTCTGGAGTATGTGATAAAATGCCACTTTGATATAGAGCTGAAAGTTCAGCTGTTCTTTGAATTACATAAGGATTAAACACCTCTGGAATTATAACATCTTGAATTTTTGTAATAGCCATAATTTATTCCTCCTTTTTCGTTTATTATTTTACTCCTGCTGCAGCCTTAAGTTGTTCTGCTAATGCAGGGTTTTCTTTTAAAATTTTTGCTTGTTCTGTTAAATTAAATGTTTCTTTTGACCATGGGTTTTTAATTGCTGAATTTGCTCCTCCTGCAGGATTAGAGCCACTACCTATTTTTGTTTGCGGCTCACCAAATAAAAAAGCCTTTGATTCAGCAATTGATTTTAATTGCTCTTCAAGGCCTTCGATGGATCCATCTTCTTTGATATTAAGCTTTGATTTATCAATTAGCATTGAAACAATATCTGGGTCTTTTGCATTTGCCTTTATCGCAGCCATTTTTATTGCTGCAGTTAAGCTTACATCTTTAATCTTATTCTCTGACTCTTGAAGTTTTGCTTGGAGCTCCTGAATTTGATTTTGCAATTCTTCATTACCTTTTGCTTGTTTTTTCATATCCTCAAGCTGTCTGTTTAAATCATCAGCTTGCTGCTTATAAAGTTTCTTTTGCTCATTAATTTCATCAAACTTTGCTTTTGGGATATATGAGCCATCGTTGACGATTAGTTCCTTATCCCCTATTTTTTCTTTTACTTTGCTGTAAAGTTCTTCTCCTAAAAGTTCTTTTAAGTCCATAACATAAACCTCCTTTTATTATTCCCACTTGCCTTTTTATGCTGGTCGGCTCCAGCTGCGGTCTTGTTCTTTATGCCCTACAATACCAAAAAGGGCAATATAAAAAGCACCTGCAGTTGCAAGTGCCTGTTAACAAATCATATTTCATAAATAGAGATTATTTCGTTCTCATAAATACAAATTACTTCACCTATGTTATTTTTTATATCATTATCATTATTTGTTATAACTTCATCAAGTCTTACACATATACTGTCATATTCTTCATCAAAATCTTGTCCAAAGTTATAATCTTCTACAAAACCTTTTATTTTAATATTACCTTCTATTTCTATCAAAACATACTTTCCATGATAATCCTCCAAAAATCTATCATGCATCATCCTTCAACTCCTTTAGTGGTTTTATCGGAACAACATGAATTCCTGTTTTAGAGAAATGTATACAACATCTATTTGTCTTATATTCTTTTCCTTCTTTATCTCTATATATTCCAATAATTTTATCACATTCAATATATAGTCGATTATTCCATTCTTGATGTTTATTTAATCGTATTTCCCCTTTTGAAATGTAATTATCAATTATTTCCTGTGCATTTGCAGTTAATATACTAGGTTTATAATTTTTATTTTCTTTTTTAAGCCTATCTAAATATTCTTCATATTCATTTGTTCCGTATATATGCCTATTCTGTTTTTCAATATTAATATTTGTATTATATTTTCCATTCAATATATTCTCTTTAATTTTCTCTTTTATTTCAATTATATCACTACTACCATCCTTTGTCATTGCTGTTTCCTTTTTATTCTTAATATATTCTTCATATTGCTTTATTATGCTTGCGTCTTTTCCAGTTGGTCTTTTGCCTTCTTTTTCATAGGAACGCTTTAACCTTTCTGCAGCTTTAACCTTGTCTTCCAGCTGTGCATTCTCATTATACAAAACTTCCCTTGCTTTACGTCTATTACTCTGAATAGTTACCTTATCTCTTATTTCTTTGTATGCTTCTTTTTCTTTCTCGTTGCGTGGATCTTTACTCAAAGATATATTACTAAACCTTTCTGTTTCTTCTGCATTATCGTCAAATTCTCTAACATAAGGATGAATTGAGTGTCTGCAATTACCCGACCATACGCATTTCCCATTTCGCCTCACATACAAAGTATGATATTTTTCAAGTTCTACACAATAAACATAATCATTGTATTCAATGATTTCTCTGTGTAAATTACTTAAAGCTGATGTTTCTGAATTGCATTCTCTTATAATCCAAATATCTGTTTTAATTTCGTATTCACCATTACTAAATCCTATAAGTTTTCCTTTTCTCTTTGCAAAATAAAATGAAGGTCTTTTACCAACTTTTAGTATTAACTCTCCTATCCCATCAGCAAGTCTTTTGGATGAGGTAAAGTAAATTTTTTCGTTATCAAAATTACCACCCTTATATTTATTTGTTTTTCTTTCACTACCATCTCCTTTCCTAAAAGTATCTAAAAATACTCTAATAATTTTTGAATTCGCATTTTTAATCTCATCAGGCACATATTTTTCGTAGCTTTTACCAAACTGCTTGAAATAGTCATATAGACCACAATAGATTACAAAACGTTCGTTATTATAAGAATAACTGCAACCTATTTCGTCCAATAAATCTTTAATTTCTAACCATTTCTGTTGATTTTTATTTTTGCTTTGTGCTATTTGAATGCGTTTTAATTTATGGTCGCATGAACCTTCTGATAAAAACCACCCCATTAACTTTGCATATTGTTCACCTGTTAGTTCAAAATTACCAATTTTAATTTTCCCAATGTCTTTACCTCTCCAATACCCAACCCTTAAAAATCTACCGCTATTATTGTTTAATAGTTCTTGTGCCTCAATAAAACGCCATCCTTTATTTAGTCCATATTTTTTTCTTGCCTCATCATTCTGCCACAAGCACAAGTGATTAAATGTTACCATCATATCAAAATGTTTGTGGTAAAAATGGATCAGTTTTTCAGCTTTATAACTAACGGTATCAATAACCTTTACAAATTCCATTTCAAGTGTTTCAGGATTTAGAGACAAACATTCGTCCCCAACTTGAACATCTTTAATTAATTTCCAACCATTTATAGTATAAACTTCTGTATCTTTCGAATAACAGTTAGGGTGAACTGGTGGCCTATATCTATCTTCAAGCTTTGGATAGCGTTTATCTTTGCCGCTTATACTAAACACTTTCCCCTGCAGCGGTGCACATTTTTCACATGTAGGATAATGGGTTGTTATCTTCACTAAATCAATGTCTGCTTCTTCGCATGTATTCAACGTTGCAACACTTGCTATTTCTGCTGTTGTAGTCCTTGCCACCATTTCTGCGTATCTATCTAATCTCCATTCTCTACCTAACTTATCTCTAAATCCTGTTAACCCTTGGGTTAATAACTTCTGCTGCAGTTCCTTTTTCATATCTTTTATTGTTTGCCCTGATGAATATTTTTTAGCCGATGTTTCAAGAGCTGCTTGCCTATAATAATCATTTACCCTTCTCCCTGCAAACTGCGTTGCTTGACGTAAGTTGTTATACATATTCTGTGCAATAACATCTATTGCCCTTTGATGAATTTGAGCAAACTCTGGTCTTATGTCTTTCTGCATTCCCACTTTATTTATATAAGCTAAAACCTGCGTGTAATTTTCTTGATATACTTGAGGTATTACCTCTTGTATCCACTTTGCAGCGTCTTTATCTATTTGATTGAGTATCTTCATTATTTGTTTAAGTTGGTCTTTGTAAAATACTGGATTTAGTTTTTTAGATTCTTTCTCTAATAATATCTTTAAAACTTCTAAAAAACCTTGTCTGTATATTTCAACTAATGCTTGTATTTGCTTTTCAACATCATAAGGCATTATTCTTCACCGCCTGTTTGTCTACCTTCTTGCAGGTTCACTGTGAATAATGCTGGTACTTCTTGATTAGCTTCAACTGCTATTTTTAATAATTCTTCTCTTAGAGTCTCTGCATCAAACTCAAATAAATGTTTTAATGCTGTCTCTCTTGAAATTAATCCATTTTGAACTAATATTGAATAAATTTCCGCTTGTTCTTTTTCGTCATTTGGTAATCCATCTTTCCATGCAATGTTTATATTTTCAAGCTTAATGCCTTTGCCTAGATTAAAATCAAGCTGACTTGCTACCATTAGCACTTTCTTTATAGCAGGGTCAAGTCTCATTCTAATTCTATTTACCTTAGCAAGTGGAGCCATCATTAGTCTTCTTAATGCTGTTCCACTCTCTGCAAGTCCTGATTTTAATTGTCCAAATGTAGCTGCACTTGTTTCACTTAATGCATAGAATTGCTCTAATAACTGTTCTATATGCTTAAATGCAGCTTCAAGCTGTCCATCCCATGTTACATATCCAGGCGGATTTTCTCCTTGACTTATAGGGAAATATTTTCCGCCACCTTTTACATACCAATTACCATATTCATCTTGTTCAAGTGCTGTATCTGGACCATACATATTAGGGTCTGCATGCTTATCAAGAATCCTACTTATTTGTGATAATCTTATTTCAAGCTCTTGTATAATTCCATCTAAATCATTATAATCATCTAACCCATAAGCTCTATCGCTTGTCATTAAGTTATGAACAGGAATAACAAGGAAATCATCTATACCTGTTTCTTGTTCTTCTGGTAAATCAGGATAAAATGTTTCAAGTGGCAACTGTGATTTTATAAGTCCATTATCAAGTTCAAATAACTTATTTGTTATTTTGCCTTTCTCATGTATTTCAACCCTTAAAAATGTTCTTTTTCTTTTTCCTCCAAGTAGTGTTTTTTCTGTTATTTCAAACATCCATGCAATAACATGTGCTTGAACATCTTTGATATTGTCAGGGCTAACTACTGGGAACCATAGGCTTGGTGGAATCGCTTCTATTATGGGCTTTTTATCGTATCTAACTTTAAATATTCCTGTTCCGTATCTTGAAATATCTAAAGCTACTTCATAAGCTACATTAAAAAAATCATTATCGTTTATTATTTTTTCTAATTGCTGCTGCTCTTTAGATTTCTGCTCTCCTGCTGTTATTCTTGGCCTTTCTCCTAAAAGTAAATCTGCCCATAAAGTAGATAATTTCTTAGCCCAGTTAGTTACAATAAAAACTGCTGTATTATATTCATCTCTGTATAGCCTTTTAACCCAATCACCAAAAACTATATCATGATAACCTTCAAATAAGTTTTTGTTTGCTTCATATCTTCTTAATCTTTCTATTTCACTTTCTGCTGGCCAAGGCTTTCCTATATCTATTTGTTTTAGACTTATTAACATATCATCACCATCCTTGAGGCTTGTTTATTACTCCTTTTCTCTTTACTCCAAATGGATACTCACTATGAAGTGCATATCGTAAAGCATCTAATGCGTGGTCTGCTACTTTTAAAGGCTTATCCTCCCCTCTTTCTTGAGCTTTCTTATCCCAAGCATAAGAGTAAAACTCTCTTATAAGATTTTTGCAACTACTATAAATGAATAATTGATTTTGACCAAGCATGTTTCCTACTGTTGCAATACCATCTAATACATCGTTATTTGCTTCCTTTACATTAAAAAATCCATCGCACTTAAGCTGGTATATTAATGCTTGTGCTGATGGGTCTATATAAATTTTATGTGGTTTTACATCACCTAAAAATTGCTTTAAATCCCTTGAATACTTCTCAATTGTCTTCTTCCCTTCTTCTCTTCCTTCATGGTAATATTCCTTAATAACGTATTTTATATTATTTCTAACACCAATAAGTAAAAATACAGTCGGATTTCCCATACCAAAGTCAATACCCACTATGTATTTATCAAATATATTAGGTATCTCTTTAACCACATGTAGTTTTTCATAAAACATATCATAAATTATTCCATCTGCTGCTACCCATTCACCAAGAATAAATCTTTTATAAAACAAACCTGTGTATGTGTTTTTAATAAACTCTATATATTCCTTCGGTAAAAAAGGATTATCATCTAAATAAAACTTCATCACATAGTAGCCTTTTTCATCTGCTTTTTGGATATAGTCAGTATAAAGCCAATGATATGGGCTATCTGGATTAGTAGTAGCGTATATTTTGGCTCCTTCTATACTTGTTCTTGCCAGTATTTGTTCAAATACACTTCTTGGATATGTTGTAACCTCATCAAGCATTCCTCCCGCTAATGTCATACCTCTAAATCTCGTTTCTGCTTTTTCATCATTAGCACCAAGAACATATATTTTGTGTCCAAACAGTTTTATTTCATCTCTTGCAACTGTGTAATTTATTGAACTTTCTCCAAAGTATTTTTGTACTACATCAACAACATTTCTTTTCGCTGTATCTCTTGTTTTTCCTACTATAACAAAGTTTTGCGATTCTTTGAACTTTAAAACGTGCAAAATAAATGCAATAGCAGCAACAACAGTTTTCCCAGTTCTTATACTTCCTACTGCTATATTTAATTTTTTATTTGCGTTTTTTATAAATTCCTTTTGTTTTTGACTAAACATTATCATCTTGTAATGCCCTCACTATTTCATTAACCTTATTTAATAACTCTGTATTATCTTGCTTTTGTTCATCTAATCCTAATGCTAATCGCTGTCCTTTTTGAGCTTTATCCATTACATTTGCTAACTTTTCTAATGCAGCTGCACTTATTTTTCCATCTCTTGTTTTAATATTTTCTATATCTTTTAAAGCTTCACTCAATATATTTAAAAACTCACCCCAAAGTTTAAGGTGAGTCGTATTATAATCTACTTCATGTTCAATTTGTTTTTCAATAGTTTTTTCTATAATTTTGTGACTCTTTTGTGATTGTTTTGTGACTCTTTCCTTTAACCAACCTTTAGTTTTTCTTCTCAAATAATCATAGTTTATTCCTTTTTTATCTGCAAATTCTTTGAGGCTTTTATAGTCACCTAACATAAACTCTTTTTTCAACTCTTCCCAATTTCTCCTCGCCACATCACCTCACCTGCCTTTTTAATTTAAGCCACCTATTCAAAGCTAATCTTATTATCTTTAAATACTTGATACAAACAACTTGCTAAACTTGTAATTTGCCTATGTTCTAAATCCAATTCATATTCTCCATTTATTACTTCAATTATTTCATGTATTAAGGTAACTTCTTTATGGTCATTTGGTTGTGTTTCATCAATAACTATCCTCCCTCTCATTCTATCGCATTCACCAAATTTATCTTCTGCACTTGCTAAATGTTTATCTAATATTACTTCAAGCATTATTCCGCCAATTTTTATTTTGTCTGGAAACTTCATTTTAATCACTCCAATTGGTATAATTTATATAAGGGTGTTGGTATTTAAAGAAGGTGATATAATGGCTAAAAATACTGGTAATGGTTACCGCATAGGTGCTGTTGATAATCGTTCACAAACTTATAACCCTAAAACAGATTCTTGGGTTAAAAGAGATACTTCAACTGGAAGGTTTATCGACCAAAAAACAAGTGACAATAAACCCTTCAAAGGTGTTCGCAAAGAAGGTTAAATTTTGTAACCAACACCCTTTATCTTATTTGTTTAATAGCTCCACCTTTTCCTCGTTTGTATATATGTCCTTCTTCCATAATACTTTTTATATCATAAAAGGAGAGGTGCTCCTTTTTCCTCTCCTTCTTCTTATCCTTTTTCTTTTGTTGCACCTCTCCCACTCCTTTCTAAAAAAATAGCACCAGTCTATGACCAGTGCTTTTGTTGGGGGATAAATCTTTTTAGATGGGGGGTTTCACTATCTCTATATTATCATATATTTTCTATAAAAAACGTCATTTTCTCGTCAAAAACTCGTCACGATATATTCATCCATTTTGCTATTGCTTCAACTATCTCTTTTCTTTTTCTCCTAATAGTTGCTTCTGCCATATTCAACCTCATACCTATTTCTATATTGCTTAGCTTTGGGTATGTACCATATCTAAGCTCTATTATTTTCTTTGCTTCATCTGATAATTGAATTATTGCAAATTCTATGTTTGATTTTGATTCTTCTATTTGATTTAATCTTAACTTAGTTTTAATTAATTTTACCCTTGTTTGCTTTAGCTCTTTCTCTAAATTATCTATGGCTTTTACTAACTCTGATTCTATTGATGAACTTGTTACTCCACTTTGTATTTTATCCTTGCTATAATCTATTCCCCTTATATCACTGTTTAAATTTATATTGCAATTTTTTATGTCTTGCTCAAGTCTTTGTATTTTATTCTCCAACACTTCTATTCTGTAGTTTAGTTTTTCTTTTAGTTTTAACTTTTCATAATATCTATATAGCATTCCTTCTGTTTTTCTGAATATGTCATCTCTTATCATGCCCTCACCTCAATTTGATATATGCCTGTCCACATTTGTCTGGATTGCCATCACATCTAAAGCTACATTCATTGTATTTTTCGCATTCTCTACAACAATTATCACTACATCCGCTTGCTTGGTTAATTTTGCACTTATGCTCCACCCATTCTTTTTTTAAATTCTCATCACTTTTCTTTGATACTTGCAATATTGCATATATTAAGAGTCCTGCATATGCTCCTAACATAAATGAAATGCCTATCTTTAACATACCTGTTCCCCCTTTTGTTTTTCTATGTAACCACACTTTGTACATAAAAGTATCTTTTCCTTTGTCTTACCCTTCTTACCCTCTACCATTGCATTTTTACAATAAGGGCAAGTTATTATATTGCTTATCCTAATTGCTTCATTTACAAGCTTATTGTATCTTTCTATGTCTCCACCCAAGTAGTCGATTATACATCTATAAGCTAACTTCACTACCTCTGGGTTCATTTATTACACCTCACCTTGATTTTTATATAGGCTCTGTAATCCACTTAATTGAGACTTCAATGCTTCAAGCATATCCCTGGCTGTCTTATAGCTTACCTCTGACAAATCCCTTTTATATTTCAGTTCTGCTACATTTCCCCTTGCTACATCATTTATTAAGGTAGCAGGTAGCCCTGCATCTCTTAGACACAATATTTCTTTTGCCAGGGCCAACCTGTATTCCTTTTCCGCTTCTGCATAAGCCTTTGCATACTTATAAAGTTCATTTGTGCCTTTTTCTATCCTCTTTGCTGTTTCAAATATAGCTTGTCCTATATCTTGCATATCTAAGGCCATAAGTTCACCTCTTACACTATTCTTTTTCTCCTATCTTCTATCATCTGCCTTAATACTCTCAATTCATCCTCTGTAAATTTATTTACTCCCTTTGTTACCTTATATGGACATCCTTTTTGTTGTTCATCATAAGCTGGTATGTTTCTTCCTCTAAACAACTTATACATGTTGCATTCTTTATAATTTTTACATCTGCATTTCTTTTCATCACAGTTTAATTCCAGTAACAACTCTACTAAATCATACAACTTTTGTTGTTCTATCTTTTCTCTTTTTGGTACATCAAACTGTAAATGGTCTGGTAACCTCTCATTTAGTTGTTGCATTAACTTCATTAATCTTTTATCTCCAAATCCATATTCTGTTCTAAATACATCTTCCATTGCCATTGATAAACTTTTCATTATATCCATTACTGCAGTAATTGCTATCTCTTTTGCTTTTTTATCTGCAAATTCATCTGCTGCTTTAGCTGCAGCTTGTAATATTTTATTTGTATTTGCCTTTCTTATTTGATTATTCATTGCTTTTCTCTGCATACTTCTTAATGAATTGCTCATCTTTCTTTACCCCCTTAACAACACATTCATCATTTGCCATATCTGCTAAGCTCAATTCTCTATAGTCCAATTCACATCTTGCTTGTCCATCTATCCAATACACATAAGGACAATTCCAACACATCCTATTCATCTCCTATATGTTTTTTAGTTATGTTCATTATTTTTTCATTGAGTGGAGCTGTTTGCGTCATTTCCCACTCTCTATATATCTCAATCCAATCCTCAAGTTCCATTGTTACAAGCCAGCTGCAATTATTCTTCCTGTGAAACACTGCAGGCTTTTGCCCTGCTTTTCTATCTCTCTTTGCTTGTGCTATTGCGTCATGTATATTCAGCCTTTCTACTCGCTTGCATTCTATATGTATGCCTGGAAGTCCTACAACATCTTCCCCTTCTATTCCTGAATACTGTTGCCCTCTCCTTGTATCGTATCCATATTCTTTGAGCTTTTTCGCAAGCTCTCGTTCTCCTCTTGCTCCTTTTTGTTTTGAATTCATAGTTTACCTCCCATAAGCCACCTAATAATTTCTTCTCCTTTTGCTTTTGTTACTCCATCTACAAACTCCCATTTTAGAATTGCTTTCTGCATTGCTTTTTCTATTTTTTCAATCTCAATGCCGCATATTTGAGAAATTTCCTCAATATTGTAGTGTTTATTCCTCAATATCAATTTTTCTAATTTGTTTTTTAGTTGCCTTTTCAGCATCTTCTCTATATTCTTCTTTGCGTGTATTTGAGTATGGCATTCACGACATACATATATCAAATTTAATTCAATATCCATTCCGCCCTGGCTTCTTCGGACTATGTGGTGCAGGTCATATCCCTGCCTGCCACACAACCCACATCTATATCCTTGTTTTTCCTTTACTCTCTCCTTTAGTCCTGCGTTCAACAAACCCATCCCCTTTGTTAGAATTCTTTTCCATGCTTGTATGGTCTTTGTTTGTTTTTCTCCATTTTCTTTTCTATTTCATGTTCAAGGTCTATTGATAAGCCCCCGCAGAGGTCAAATACCCTAATCACTATGTCAGCCAGTTCTTCTTTGAAATTTTCTTTGTCTCCCTTTCTAATTGCCTCAAGTGCTTCCGATACTTCACTATGTATCAATGCTAATCTTGCAGCTATTGCATTATTAAAATGTCTTGCTGGCATTCCTTCAAGATATATTTCTTTGATGTCTTCCCAAAATCCCTTGCTTTCTGCATTTTCATAGCACACTTTGCATAAATCATTTATCTTCATTTTTATGCCCCTCCAATACTTCTTTTATCGCTTTATTTAGCTCTTTGCCTTTTTTGATGAGTTCGTATATCTCATATAGCTTGTCCTTCGCTGTCATATACTCCTCCTATATAAACATCTTGATGAATTCTTTATGCTCTATCCCAAGCCTAATGCAAGCTTCATCTAATGCCTTGTTTAAGGCTTTGGAATAATCTTCTCCTGTTCTTTCTGTTTCCTGCAATGCCAAGCTTGTTGCTAAGCTCAGTACTTGCTTCCTAATCATCCATATATCCTTATTTTCTTTCAACATACCTTTACCCCCATTTCTTCTGTTGCAATTATCAAATCTTTTACACTGCCTTGAAAATTCATCCTTATGCCTATATCAACTAAATCGTTCTTTTTAATTTCCATACGCCCTTTTAATCTCTCTTGGAGTTCTTCTTTTGTTTTTGCAGAAACCTTTATTGTTTGTGGTTGATCTGCTTTTATCATAATTTGTACTTCGATTTTTTCCTTGACTCTATACTTTTTGACTCTATTTTTCTTTATATAAAATCCACCTTTTCTATATCCTGTAATTTCAACAACTTCTGTCTTAACTTCAAGTATATCTTTTATTTTTTCTAACCATTTTGTAACTGTTGGCCCAGATACTAATGTCTTTTCTAAAATTTCATCCATACTATGGAATTTTTTATCATTCATCAAATCTACGAATTGTTTTGCACTCTTTATATTTTTTTCATATACAACAAACTTCATATTCCCCCTCCTAAAATGGTATTGGCTCGTTTGTGTGCATTTCTATAAAATCTGCTTGTTCTTTTTCTTGTGTATTTTTAGGCCAATCTAAAAATTTAACCTCCTCTGCTACAACCTCTGTTGCATATCTTGTGCTTCCATCTTGAGCCTGATATTTTCTTGTCTGAATAGACCCAGATACTGCCACAAGCCTTCCTTTATTTAGGTTGTTTGCTACATTTTCAGCAAGTTTTCTCCAGCAAATAACTGGTATGAAGTCTGCTTCTCTCTTGCCTTCTTGGTTGGTATAGTTTCTATCTACTGCAAGTGTGAAATTCGCAACTGCTATTCCTGAAGATGGCGTAAATTTTAGTTCTGGGTCTTTTGTTAGTCTGCCGATAAGTATTGCCTTGTTCATTTATCTTACCCTCCTATATTAATTTGCAGTCTATTATTTCAACTTTCACAACATAATTTGGCAAATAACTTAATTCATCTTCCACAAAGAGAGCTCCCCCTTCATCATTTTTTAGTATCATTCTAAACCATTCGTTGCCGTCATCGTCTTCCCCAAGCAATCTAAAACCCACATTGTTTTCTTTAAAGTCATCCTCACATATATCCTCAAAGTCTATAAAATTTATAACTTCGTACCCTAATGCACCTCGTGTTTTCATTTCCATTATTGCTGTGCCTTTATACTCCATTGTTTGAAAAACAATTTCGATTGTGTGTAATCTCTTTTGAAAATTATCTGTGTTGTTGTAAGATTTCATAATTCTTCAATCTCCTTTCTGCATTCTTCACATATTGTCTCCCAGCCATCTGTATGTTTGATACTTTTCCAACTGTTTTCTCTCTTATATTTCAATGCCTCATCAAATGTGCTAAATTCTCTTTCTTCTCCGCAATAATCGCAAATTAATATATATTTGCCATATTGTTTATCTATCATTTCTCATTTCCTCCCTATCATATTCTTCTATAGTTTCATACTCAATGATTTCTGCCCAACCAAACATTCTTGTATGTTGTTGTGCCAGTTCCCTTGCTTCTTCCACTGTTTCGCACTCTCTGAAACATACTGTCCTTTGCCAGTTGGGACTTATTACTCCGATTTTCATATTACCTCTCCTCCCTCATTCTGCTGATAATAAATTCAATAATTGCTTCTCTCATATCTTCTTCATTGACCTTATTTAGTTTGTTTATTACTTCTCCTATTGTTTGCTCTCTGCCACCTTTGAGCATTTCGTACACAACCCATTTGTCCATCATATTATCCCCCTTACTAATTGAATTTCTGGCTTCCAGAGTAATTTAACTACTCCTGTTCTTCCGCCTCTTTGTTTCGCTATATCAACCTCTATAATTCCCTTATCCTCTGTTTCTGCGTTGTAGTATTCATCTCGATATAAAAGCATTACCACATCCGCATTTTCTTCTATACCAGAGGACTCTTTGAGGTCGCTTAATTGAGGTCTTTTATCTGCCCTTTGTTCTACACCTCTGTTAAGCTGGCTTAGTGCAAGGACTGGTATTTCAAGTTCCTTTGCTATGTTTTTAAGTTGAATACATATATTTGTTACTTGTTCCCTTACTGTGTCCCCTTCTGCTCTCACAAGTCCTATGTGGTCAATTACAAGCATATCCAATTGGTTTCTTAGTTTCTGTCTTTTTGCCATTCGGTATATATCTTGAATGTGAAGTCCTGGAATGTCGTTGATAAGCATTTTATATTTGCTTAGTCTATCTGCTGCTCTTGTCATCTTGATGACCTCTTGGTCGTTCAATATCCCCCTTTCTATGTTCGCCATATCTACAAAGCTTTCTATTGCCAACCTTCTCAAACCAATTTCCTCTGCTGTCATTTCTAATGAGAAATACAAGACATTGTATTTTTTCGCTATCTCATTCGTTATATTGATTGTTACCGCCGATTTCCCCATTCCAGGTCGCCCTGCTATGAAGTAGAGTTTGCCTTTTTGAAACCCATTCAAACAGGCATCTATTGCGGATATATTGCACCTTATTCCTTGTATCTTTGTTTCTGATTTCATTCTTTTGTCAATTGAAGGAAATATTATCTCTTTGTACAAGTAATCATCATTTATTAGAACGTCTGTGTCTTGGTCGTCTATTTTTAATATTTCGTTCTGCATTTCATTTATTAGCTCTTGGAATGGTTTATTCTCCATTTCTTTTTTTGCTTTATCTATAACCTTATTTAATTCTCTTTGCTTGTACTTCTCTTTGATTATGCTTGTCTTTGCTTTATCCAAAGTTATGTCTGCATAGGTTATTAGGTCAGCAAGGTAACTTAACCCTCCAACTTCATCAAGTTTTATTGCTTGTCCTATATTAATAAAGTCTATTTTCTTCCCTTCTTGGTAGAGCTTCTGCATTGTTGCGTATAGTTTTCTATGCTTCATATCTCCGAAGTGTTCAGGTTTTAGGTCTATATCAAGGATTGTTTCATTATCCTTGAGTATTAATCCAAGCACCGCTTGTTCTGCTGGTATGTTATAGTACATTCTTCTCACTCCTATAATAAGCCTGTGAAGTCAAATTCTTTTTTCTTTTTTGGTTGGTTAGGTTGTTCTTTCTTCTTGTTCCAATTCCTCAAATATTCTTCTACATCTGTTTTAGTTTTTAAACCTTGTGAATACCAATTATTAAGTATCTTATTTATATAATTAAAGCTTCTCTTGTTATTAATAACAGCTTCTTCTATTGCTTTAATAATTACTTCTGTTTCTATATCTTCTAACCAATGATTAATCTTTTCTAATTCTATTGGTGTCATATTATGGATATTGTTATTAAATACCTCAATAATTTTTTTGATTTGTTGATGTTGCTGTTGCTCCTCATCATCAATCTCTGTAGTAATCTCTGTAGTAATCTCTGTTATAGTTTCGTTGTTTTCAACGTGTGGTTTTGTTGAATTCAACGAATCGACTTGTTGAAATCGTAAAATCCATTCGATTAGCTTGTCTTTTTTTACTCTGTAATGTGTTGTTGGACTACCATTTGCTTTTTTAATTTTTGTTTCTATCACATCCATTTCTAATAATTTTTTAGTAGATTTTCTTATTGCATAATCTGTTAAGAATATTTCTTCTTGCCATTCTTTACTGCTTTTATAAACCCAGCCATCTTTAGTCCTGCTTGACCAGTAGACTAATTGAGATAACATTAGAGCAGTTTCTAAACTTCCTGTGAGCTTGACATAAAATGTTGGTATAGTTAGAATATTATTTTGACCTGATACACTTTCAATGACTTTGTACATTTCTTGTTGGTTCATCTAATCACTCCTTGAATTATAGGTAATTCTGTAAAATTTGTATTAATAATTCTGTTGTTGGAATTTCTTGATTTATTGCTTCTATTTTAAGTTTTTTATCTAAATCAATTGGTATGTTGAAGGTTCTTTTAACATATTCAACATCTTTCGCTTTTATTGTTGGTCTGCCTACGTTTCTTTTTTGATTCTGCTTTTCTTTGCAAAATTGTTCTTCTATAAATTTTTCTAATTTTTCTTTTCTTTCACCCCACATTATATTTTTTAATTGTTCTAATCCTTCTTTTGTCCAAAGCACAAAGTTATTGTTTCTAAATTGTGATGGTTCATTTATTTGATAACCTTTGACTGTAAAATAATGTATGTTTTCTTGAAATAAACCTTTATAATACGATTTATAAGTAGTTAGAGCTTTCAAACCAGTTGCTTTTTCTATTTCTGCTGTTTTTAGAACTTTTCGATTATTATAAATCATTTATTATCCCCCTTTTTTTTACGATTGTTGATTTAACATCTTATCTGCTACTCTTAATGCATCTTCTATGTACCCTATCCTTTCTAAAAATTCAGGATAAGATATATCTTTTATGCTATTCCTTGCCATAAAATTAGACCTTCTTTGTTCTATGTTCATTCCGTAAGCTCTATTGAAATTGCTTCTAAAATGTTGCCAAGCTGTGTTATAAGGTATTCCATTTTGAAGTGCATATTTTCTTATCATTTGATTAAGTCTTTGTCTTGGTGTTCCTTCTATGTTTGTTGCATCTAAATTGTTTAATCTATGTTCTAAAATCTGTTGTTTTTGCTCTATTTCCTTTTGCTTTAACTCTGCTTTTGCAAGTGTGTCAAATATATGTTTAAACATTTGTAGTTCTGGACTTAACTGACTTATCATAATATTTTGTTCTCTTACTTTGAAATATGTTTCTTCTAATCTCTCATACACTTCCCAGGCTTCATCAGTATCTAATATCTTTGCATGTCTTGCTGCTCCTCGGTCAGTCCATAAAATAAGTTGTGATACATATTTCAAAGGCTCTCTAATATCATTGGGTAGGCTTTCTTTGAAATTTTTTAATTCATTACCTTCTAACTTGTAGTAATGTTTACCTAAAAAAAATCTGCCTTGATTGTTTAGAAAATTCATTTGTATATTTTTTTCTTCCGTCCCAAATTGTTCTGCTAAAACCTTAGTTGTCATCACTCTTTGGTCTTTGTATTCAATTGGAACTATATAATTCATTTTGAACCCTCCCATCATTTGTTCAAAGGTATTTCAATAATTTGTCCCTCTCTAATCATTGGTGATATGTTGTTATGTTGCCTTATCTCGTATATCAACTTTCTTATGTCTTCTCCTTGCTTGTTGTACTTCTTTGCTATACTCCAAAGGGTGTCCCCTGCTTGAACGACATATGTTTCATATTTTTGAATTTTTTCTTTTTTCTTGGTATAATTCATAAATGAAGTGGATATAATAGTAAAAGAGGAAACTATGCAAAAAACAGCTATTAAAAAAAGTTTCTTTCTCAATTTTTTTCAACCCCCATTTAAAAATTTAATATTATCTGTTATAATGAGGGTGAAGGGAGCGGCAACTCCCATTCACCAGTCGGTTTCTTGAAGAGCCCTTTGCCGAGGGCTTTTTCTATTGCCCTTCAACTACTTCAAATGGTGTGCCTTCAAATGTCTTGTTCGCTTCTTCCTCTATTTCTTTTGCTATCTTTTCATAGTCAATTAGTTTTATATCATCTGATTTCTTATATCCGTACTTTTCAATTACCCTTTTGCATAATTCTGCATTACCATTGGATAATGCGTATAATCTCCTTGCTTGTGCTTTAGATATAGTCTTATCATCATCAAATGTTGTCTTTACATTTACTACTGTATTGCCTTCCAAATCCAAATCCTCTAAGTCTTGAGTAAATATGTCGCTTAAACTTGCTACTAATAAAGTTGCATCAACTAATGCCCTCTTTTTAGCCATTTTTAAAACTGTATTATCAAGTGTAAATGCGTCTTGGTTTCTGTATTTCTTCTCTCTTGTATTACAAGCTCCTAATCCTTCTGTAATTAAAGTGTCTCCCTTGAAAAGCTTACATCTAACTTGATATTGAAAGAATCCATTTTCAAAGTCTCTTGTTGAATCAACTATTTCAAATTCACTTCTAAGTCCCATCATCATTAGGATTTTTTCAGCTCCTGGCTTTAGAAGTGTTGGCTTAGCACTCCCTGGGACTACGCCAAAGTCATGATTTTGATGTAATGTTTGTTGAATGACCTTTTGGAATTGAGTTATCTTTTGCATTGTGTTTTGGACCTGTTGAATTGATACTGTGTCAATTATTGAAAGATTATTTTGCTGATATTCAATTACTCTGTTATCCATTTATTCCACCTCCACATCTATTACAACCTTCTCTGGTTGTTCCTCAATTGTAATGCCTTCTATAATTTCTCCGTTTTCATCTACTACTAAATTACCTGCAATTTTAAGCTTTTTCTTGAGTTCTGACTTGTTTACCTCTTCTTTTATTCTTACGAATTCAGTTTTGCCAGCTTGTTTTAAGAAGTTGAGCAATTTTTCATCATCATAGTTCCACTTAGGTTGTTGCTTTCTAAATCCAACTTTTCCGTAAGGTGTGCTTAGTTTGAATTTTGAGTCTTTTTGTCTTTGCACGATTGCATATTCTTCAAGTAACCCTTCAAAAAATTTTAAGCTATCGTCAAGTTGTTTATTTTCTTTATCTAACCATTTTTGAATTCTTTCAATTTCTGCTTTTGCAAGTTCTTCATTCTCCTTTTGTTTTTTCTTTAATGCGGCAATTTTTCTTAAACACCAATTAGCTTGGTCTATGTTAGTTACCTTAAATTGCTCCTTTCCCTCTAATTGTTCAACCTCTTGAATTTCATAAATTTCCAATGCGTTCATCACTTTACCTCCTCTAAGTATTCTTTTATTTTCTCTTTACCAACTGTCTTTACTAAAGAACGTATAATCTGCCACTCCTTAAAGTGTTTTAGTAAGTCCTTTATCACTTGGTCGCTATCTATAATCTTTATGCTTTCGTTCATTATCTTGCCTCCTTTGTCGAATTATTTTTGAAGGATTTTCCTCTTTCTTGTAGAACTTTATCTACAGGAAGGAGGTGAAAGTTTATGGGTAAAAATCAACATGTTACTCCACATCCTGATGGTGGTTGGCAAGTAAAAGGTGAAGGTAATAATAAATCTACTAAAGTAACAGAAACTAAGAAAGAAGCAATTGATATAGCAAGACAAATTGCTAAAAATCAAGAATCTGAATTAATTATTCATGGCAAAGATGGTAAAATTCAAAGTAAAGACAGCTATGGCAATGACCCATATCCACCCAAAGGTTAATCATACTTAGGTTTTAGTCTAATCCTGTAACCAACTGCTGGTATAGCATCGTTCTCAGTTATTTCAGCTATGGTTACAGGATTTTCCTCGTCTGTTTCAACAATTAACCTTGTATAGAGTTCTGACAAAATATTGATTCTGTTTCCTTCCATTTTTTCATTCATCCCTCTTACCTCCTCTGTTTTCTTATTCACATTCAACTTTTCTACTGTTTGAACCTTCATATTCCCCTCTCCTTTCCTATTTCAAATTTCCTTTTGCAATTTCTTCTTCCATTCTTTTTATAAGCTCAAGTCTTTGCTCTGGTGTTAACATTCTCTTTATTATCTGTGCGACTGCTTTTGATAACCTCTCTTGTACCTCTTTCTCTCCACCAGGTGGATAATTAGCTACAACCTTAATAGCCATTTTCTTTTCCCTCTTTTCTTATTAGTATTAATTTATGCTTGTTGTAATTGTGGTTTATCTTGTCCACTGAATTTATTTATGAAATATATCTGTCCTTTACCTGTAACCTTTGGTGTTTTAGATATACTTATATGCCCATCTGCGTGTGTTATAGTTGTTTCTTTTACTTCGAATAACCCTAATTCCATTGCATATTGCGTTGGCATATTGTAGTCTGTACCTTTTCTCTTGATTAGGTATCCATTATCTCTTAGCCATTGGAATAGCCTATTTTGTCCTATGTCTATTCCATTTTGTTTAAGTAGTTTTGCAAGCTCTCCTACTAAAATCGAATTCTTTGCTGTTGCTACTGCGTCTGCAAACAGTACCTTTGGTTTTTGTTCTTCTATCTTTTGTTGAAGCTTTGCTCTTTCCTCTCTTTCTTTTTTTAGTTCAGTTAATACCTTTATCATTGCGTCAGGATTTAATAAAGCTTCTTCTAATTTTTCAGGCGTCATATAAGCTCCATGTTTCCTTATGCTTGGTATTACTTCATCAAATATCCATCTCTCAAACTTTTCTGCTTTTGCTTTTATTTCTGTGTTTTTGCTTTGGTCAGCTGCTTTTACAATTAATCTGTAAATGTCTCCTTCATTAATTAAATTTGTTTCTGTCTTTACCACCATCCCATTTTGGGATTGTGCTTCTAAAACTTCTTTTCTAATGTTTTTACAATGGTTTATTACGGCTTTAGTTGCATTTTCATATCCTAAAGCTCTTGCTACATCAACACCAACGGCATAAGGCTTACCGTCAATCTCAACCATTCTTACCTTCCCAAATTCTTGGTTTTCAAATATTTTTAATTCATTCATCTTTAGCCCCTCCATCCTTTGTATCTTTAAGTTGCTTTTGCATAAAATATATTAGATAACTAAAGTTTTCATTTTGCTAACTTCTTCGTTAAAAAAAATTTCATCCATAGTTATGTTTGGTATTTTTTCTTTAAATGTTTTAGTTATCAACACCATCTCGTTTTGTTTAAAAGGTATTTTACCATTTTCTTTAAAGGAATAACTTGTTAGGGAAATATTAAGTAGTTTTGCCATGTCCGCTTGTGTTAATTTTAATAAATTCCTATATGCAATCAATTTATTATTCATAATACCACCTCCTTTTGTTATCGTATTGATAACTTTCAATTATTATTATAGTTTTCAATTTGTTAACTGTCAATATTATTTTATTATTTTTTTTAAAAAAATATTCATTTTGATAACTTTAGTTTTAATTTATCTTTAATATTGTATAATTTAATTAAAAGGAGGTTTTCAATATGCAAACCTTTGGAGATAGATTAAAAATGTTGAGAAAAGAAAGAGGTATGACTGGGACAGAGTTAGGGAGGTTATTAAATGTAAGTAAAGTTGCAATATCTAATTGGGAAAATGGTAACAGATTCCCTGACAAGGATATGCTTTTAAAAATAGCCGAATTGTTTAATGTTTCCGTTGATTACCTCCTTGGAAAGACAGATGTAAGAAATCAAGAACCTTCAATATCCAAGCCAGATATGCCAAGATTCACCCCTAAGGAAGAAAGAGACATTGCAAAGAGATTAGAGAAAATGAGAGAAGATTTACTTCAACAACAAGGTCTTATGTTCTATGGTGAACCAGTTTCAGAAGAAGCTATCGAAAGTATTTTAGCTGCTCTTGAGTTTGGTATAAGGCAGGCTAAAATTATCAATAAAAAATATACTCCTAAAAAATATAGAAAAGATAATGAATAATATTATTAAGTGTGTTTAATAATTTAATTTTAAAATGTTTTATTAAAAGGGGTTGGAAATGTGAAATTTATAAAGGCAAATGATGACTTTATCGTTGCAAAATGTCCAAACTGTGGAAATATCAAACACATACTTAAAAATACTTGTTTCCCATCCAAAGAAGGTTTCATTTTAAACCTACCAGTTTCGTGTGAATGTGGTTGCGTTTATGATACTATTACTAATCCTAATGTTAAATCAGGCAAAAACTTAAATTTTATAACAAAAATACTAAATATATTTGCTCACAAATCAATAAATATCTCATCACAAGAAGAAAAATACAATGATAAAAAAGGTAGTAATACATCCCCAAATTACAGTAACACAAGCAAAGAAATCAATTTAAATAATTTATCTAATAATGCAAAACTTGAACTCGCTAAAATTTTATTTGATAGTTTAAAATTAAGTGTTGGATTTGGAAATTCTAATTCACAATTAAACAAAATTGCAGAAAAAATCCTTAAAGAAGCTAAAGATAGGCATAAAATTTTAGATAAAATTATTGAACTATGTAAAGATATAGATGACCCTAAAGCTTATTTAATAGTTGGAAGAGCTTATGTTTGGAAAGGAGCTAAGTTCAGAAAAGAAGCAATAAAATATTTAGAAAAATATTTAATAAATCCTACTGAAGATAGTTATGAAAAAGGATATGTTACTCGAGATGGGGAAAACGTAGAAATAACCTTAGAAATTCATTTATTTTGGGTATATAGCGACCTAGGCGAATGTTATGAAGGAGTATATGACTTTGACAATGCTTTAAGATGTTACAAGTTAGCTAATAAAATGGATCCAGCTATGCCTTCTGGATATATTCGTATTGCACAAATTTATACAAAATTAGGGCAAATAAATGAAGCTATTAAACTCTTAGAACAAGCAAAAAAAACACCATATTATCAACCTAAAAAAGTAAAAAATGTATTAGATAATTCGTATCATATTGATGATTCTTTTAAAGTTGTAATTGATAATTCGTTAAAAGATTTTATAAATAAAAAAGAAAAAGGCTATGTTTATAGACCTCGAAAAATAAAGCACAATATTGTGGAGTGAGTAAAATGATATTTTCAAAGTATTATTTAAAATTATGAATAATTTCCCCTAGGGTTATATGGTCGCCATTTTGGGGAGGGGATTTTTTTGAATTATATCAAGTGTAAAACAAATGAAATAATAAAAAAATATAAAACTAACAATCCTTTTGAAATAGCTGATTTGTTAGGTATTAATGTCAAAACCTTTGATTTCCCTACGGAAGTCAAAGGTATTTATCAATATGAGAAGAAAAATAAATTTATATATCTAAACAGACAGTTATCTTATCATGAAAAAATGTATGTTTGTGGTCATGAACTTGGACATGCTGTGCTACATACTAAAATTAATTGTACTTTTTTAAAACAATATACACTTTTTAATGTAAACAAATTTGAGCATGAAGCTAATCAATTCTGTTCATATTTATTAATACCTGATGATGTACTCAAGCAATATTCAGAACACTCTTTAGAGTATATTGCCGCAACTTTTAATATACCAGTAGAATTATTGATGATTAGATAAATAAATTAAAAGGCGACCAGAATTCGAGAGCCTTTGAGCACCAACCGATTTATTTTAGATATGACAATAGAGCAAATAGTCTTTATTGCAAAAGGGCTGGTGGAATATAAGTTTTATAAAGGAGTTGGGGTTAAATGAAGATTATGTTCACTATTTCTGATAACGGAGAAATTGAGTTAATAGAAAAACCTAAAATAGTTAGAGAAAAAGGTAAATCATTAATATGCATACCAGACAATTTTACTGTTATTGATTTAGAAACAACAGGACTTGATTCTTATTATGATGAAATTATTGAAATAGCCGCAATAAAGGTTAGGAATAAGGAAATAGTTGATAAATTTGAAACATTAGTAAATCCTAATTTCCCTGTAGATGATTTTATAACACAACTTACAGGTATAACTAATGAAATGTTAGAAAATGCTCCTTCAATAGAAGAAGTGTTACCTAAATTTTTAGATTTTGTTAAAGATGATATTATACTTGGGCATAACGTAAATTTCGACATTAATTTTTTATATGATTCAATGTTAGAGATTTTAAACTATAAATTTAACAACAATTATGTTGATTTATTAAGATTAGCAAGAAAAGTATATCCCAATTTCCCTAATCATAAATTAAGAACCATTGCAAAAGAATTAAATATTGAGTTCCCAGATTTACACAGAGCGTTAGATGATACAATTATAACTTATAATTGTTTTATGCGTTTATTAAAAGATTTGAAAAATAATAATATTGATTTGGAATCATTGTTCAAACTCAATAAATCACATTCTAAATTAAACCTTAAAGAATTACAAAGCAACAAAACTGAATTTAACCCAGAACACCCATTTTATAAAAAATATTGTGTTTTCACAGGTAAATTAAATAAAATGACACGTTCTGATGCGGCACAAAAAGTTTTAGATGTTGGAGGTTATTGTGAAAATAATGTAACTAAAAACACAAATTATCTTATATTAGGTAATTTTGATTATTGTAGTAATATAAAAGGTGAAAAAAGTAATAAACTAAAGAAAGCTGAAATGTTAATTTTAAAAGGTCAAGACTTACAGATTATAAGCGAAAATGTATTTGAGGAATTATTAAATGAACTTTAATTCAATTGTGATAAATATTTTAGATTAGCAGGATAAAGAAATATGCTGAACTATATGGAAACATATAGAGGTATCGGATAAAAAGCCGATACGATAACAAATTGAATGTTGCTCTTGCAAGTAATGTGGTAAAATTACCAACATATAAAATTTCCGGTTTAGAAAATATAACTAAACATAATCAACAAATGGCAGAAATTTTAAATCGTGAGGTGATTGAACCAGTAAATAAATTAAGCAAATCAATGGGTAGAACATTTGGTCAAATGCAAGAGGTTTTAGGTAGCTAATTGCCCATCTATGAAGTAATTCATAGAATTGCATCGGGTAAATTCATAGAAAGCCCTAACGTAAAGTCGAGGGTAACTATGAGCCAAACTGTAAGAATTCGTCTTGTGTATTACAGAAGGTGCAACGCATAGATAGTGAGGAACGATACCAATAACCTATCCACGAACACCCGATATCCTGCTAATCTTATATATATTATATCACTATATAATTATTAACATAACAAAAGAATTGGTAGAATATAAGTTTTATAACGGTATTATCAACAAAAAATGGAATAGGTCCTGGTGAGCCACATCCAAAACTTTTAGAACGTTTAGAAACAGTTCGCAGAAAAATGGAGATAAATTAGGTTGGAGATGAATTGCTAAAACAGATAAAACCGCCAAATATATGGCGGTTATCCTTTTATACCTAACTTTTCTTTTAATGCTTGTTGAAGTACTTGAGAAAAATTTATTTTGGCATCTTCTGCTGCTTTATTAAGCCACCTAGGTAATGTAACTGTTTTATTTACACTTTTGTTTGCCATTTCATCTCTAACAGGTTGCATATAAACTGTAATAGGCACAACAAATGCTCCTTTAGGTATATCAAATTTTTCTGGTGGCGTTGAAGATGGAATTTGTTCATTATCTTCTTCCATACCATATAAATGAAGTTCAAGAGCATCTTTTGCCATATATATAGCTTCTTCTAGTGTAGAACCTTCTGTTATACAACCAGGTAAATCTGGGAATGATACGAAATAACCACCATTTTCACCTGGTTCAAATATAGCTGAAAATATATATTTATCAAGCATAATATATCCTCCTTAAAAATTTAATTTTATAATTAACTTTAAGCAAGAGGGTTATTATTTTAACCCTGCCTGCTTAAATATACTGTTCATTGTTTTAGGGTCAAGGTCTTTGTTATGATACGGTACAGTTACCAAACCACTTTTAGAAGGATGTTTAAATTGTTTGTGTGAACCTCTTTGTCTAACCTCTACCCAACCATTATTTTGTAAAATTTTTATTATTTCTTTTGGTTTCATTCCACCTCCTCCTTACAATTTTATTATAACACACGTAATTTACACGTGTCAATACTAATGAAAGGAGTTTTAATATGAAATTTGCCATATACTCAAGAAAATCTAAATTCACTGAAAAAGGTGATTCTGTTGAAAATCAAGTTATAATGTGCAAAGAGTTTATAGAGAAAAACTTTAAAGATATAGAATCTATATTAGTTTATGAAGATGAAGGATTTTCAGGTAAAGATATAAATAGACCTCAATTTCAAAAATTAATTAAAGATGCAAAAGCTAAAAAGTTTAATGTAGTTGTTTGCTATCGTCTTGATAGATTTAGCAGAAATGTAGCTGACTTCTCTACTTCAATTAATCTTTTACTATCTCAAGGCATTGATTTTATATCTATTAGAGAACAGTTTGACACAACTACTCCAATGGGTAGAGCTATGATGAATATTGCTGCGGTATTCGCACAACTTGAAAGAGAAACAATTGCAGAAAGAATAAAAGATAATATGCTTGAGCTTGCCAAAACAGGTCGTTGGCTTGGTGGCACTCCCCCACTTGGTTATAAGTCGGAACCTATATTATATAAAACAGAAGATGGCAAGAGCAAGAAGATGTATAAATTAAGTATAGTCCCTGAAGAAATCGAAACAGTTAAACTCATATATAATCTTTATCTTGAAAAAAGAGGATTTAATACAGTTGCTACATACTTATGTAAAAATCACTTTAAAGGTAAAAATGGTGGTGAATTTTCAAGGGCTACTGTTGAACAAATTGTAATTAACCCTGTTTATTGCATAGCAGATGAAAAAATATTGGACTGGTTTAGGAAACAAGGTGCTAAGGTTTGTGGTGAGCCAAATGGAGTAAATGGTCTAATGGTCTATAATAAGCGTGAAGGTGGTAAAAAAGATAAACCTGTCAATGAATGGATAATATCTGTTGGGCAACATGAAGGAATAGTAACTTCTGATGTATGGCTTAAATGTCAAGAAATAATTAATTTTAATAAAGAAAAATCCTCTCCACGCTCTGGAACAGGTGAAAAGTTTTTATTATCTGGTATGCTTGTATGTGGTGAATGTGGCAGTGGAATGGCATCTTGGAGCAAATATAATAAGAAATATGATTACATGGAACGATATTATAGATGTAACTTAAAAAATAGAGCTTCAAATAGATGCACAAACAAAATGCTTAATGCCTCTAAAGCAGAGGAATACATAGTTGATTATCTAAAGAATATAAGTCCTGAAATAGTCATGAAAGAATTGGCATTAGATAAAGATACTCTAATAAACACTAATATTATAAAAAGCGAAATAAATAATCTTCAAAAACAGATAGAAGAAAACGAAAAAGTAATTAAAGGGTTAATAAGAAAAATTGCTATTTTAGATGATGATATGGTATCAATAATTCAAGAAGAAATTCAAACCTTAAAACAAGAAAATATAAACTTAAATAAAAAAATACAGGAATTAATATCATCACTTGACGAAACAAATGATAAATACAATATAATAAATAATATCGTTGATAGTTTGAATAATATTAAAAAGTTCTATGATTATGTTGATATAAACACTAAACGTCAATTAATCAATGAATTAGTAGATTATATTGTATGGCATGGTGAAACTGAAACATTAGAAGTTAATTTTAAAGGTAGTATAAAAACTCTACCAAATGGGAAAGTTAAAAGAAGAAATAAAAATAATTAG